AGCGTTAATTGAAGCTTTAAAAGAAAGCGATTGTTGCGGTAATGATAGCTCAATGATAGGCGACATACTAAAAACTGTATTGCCTATAGGAAGGACTTTAGGTGCTATAAGTCGAGCCATAGGCGGAATTACAAGATCAATTGGAAGCACATTAGCTAGGTACTTACCTAGATTACTCGCGCCAGCTGGATTGGCTGTTGGTGGCGCTGCAGCAATGACCACTGGAATAGTGACAGGAATAGGTGGCGCCGAAAAACGATTTGTTAACAAAGAAAATGAAAAGATTGCACCATACGGTATACAGGTCGTTGGTAAAAACGATCAAAATCAATTTGTTTATGAAGATGCTGATGGTAACCGATATACCCAAGACAATATGCCACAAAAATACAAAGATGTATTGGAAGGGTATGCTGGGGATACTAGATCAAGAAGTTCTCAGGAAGCTAGAAAAAGAGTTGAGACCAATAAAGATTTATATAAACCTATAGACGAAACGAAACCACAAGTTCAAAGGGAAGCGCCGCCAGCAGCTCAAATCGCCCCAGCTCCAGTATTACAAGAACAAACTAGGGTGTTAGCTGAACAGTCTCCGCCTGTAGTGCAAAAACAATCTATGGGAAATACCCAACCAATAATTACCAACGTTTACAACAACACCGTGAATAATCTACCACCTAAAGAAAAAATAAAAGTAGCGAATAGCGAAAATACTTACAATAGATTAATTTATCAAGATTTAGATTTTCCGCAAACTCACGATAATTATTGAGTGCGGGATAAAAAATTGGGGGGCTTTCGCCCCCCAATCAGTTAATGAGCAGATATTTAAATCTTACTCGTCCGCCAGCTTCTCGAAAAATGCAAGGTCATCGTCATCTTCCGTCGTAGAAAGCGACTCAGCAGTAACCTTCTTTGGAGGTGGTGCTGAGGGCATCTCAAACGGAACTTCATCAGAATCATCAATAATTTTCTTAGCAGTTGCAGCAGCAGCGCCGCCAGCGCCAAGAACCTTATCGAGCTTTGCCTTTAGCTCATCATAGCTCTTGAAGTTTTCAGGCTTCAAGAAATCCTTCAGAGAATGAGCAGACTTCCAAACCTTTTCGATCTTAGAATCATTCCCATCAAACAAAGCCGATGGCTGATCAAACTCACTCTTGTCATAGTTTCGGTAACCCTCAACCTGACGAATCTTCAGCTTAAAGTTTGCACCCTTCCAAAAATCGAAAGGATTCAAAGGCTTTTCGTCTTCAAATTGAGGATTGATCTTTTCGTTGATCTTGTCATAGATTTTCTTGCCATACTTGAACAAGAAAACCTTGCCTTCGTTTTCTGGGCGCTTAGTATCTGAGACAACGAGAATGTTGCTGACATAAGAAAGCCTGCGCTTTTGCTTACGGGCAATATCCTTATTAGCTTCGACACCCGAATTCCAAAGTTTGGAATTTAGCTCAGAAACTGGATCGTTCTTACCGATAGTAGTGAGAGAGTTCTCAATATACCAACCACCTGGCCCCTGGAAACCGTGATTGAACGTTTGAACCCAAGGAAGTCCATCTTCGCCATCTGCTTCTGGGGTGTCTAGGAATCGAATAACGGCATAGCCATTGCCAGCCTTATCAACTTCAGGACTCCAGAACCGATCGTCGGACTTATTATTGCCTTTGTTTGCGGCAGAAGAATCAACTGCTCGCTTCAATTTCTCAAGAGAATCATTCTTTTTAAGGGATAGTAAATTTGACATTGTATGTACCTCGTATTGCGTTGTATAAATTGTATTATTGCTTATCCACAAAACAACATAACCATAGTATTATATATCTAAACTGATAGAAAGTAAAGTTTTCAGTTGAGTTTTATATTTCTTGCAATCAACCGTCAAAAAACTATTGTACTTACGGATCTTGAGTGCAATTTTGGGATAAACGATATTCTCATTTATCTTTCTATCCCAAACGGATAAGTAATCCAATAGCGATTGTAGTATTGTCATAGTTTCTATACTGACTTCTTTTTGAAGATACAAACTCAATAGCCTAGGATGCTCACCCTCTGGACAAACAAATAGCGAATTAAATTGTTTTGGGTCAGAAGCGATCTTAGAAATTTCTTGAGAAAATACTCGAGTCATTGACTCAGTAATTCTAGTCCACTCAATAAAATTACTATGAGCTTCTGGGTCAAGTAAATCCTTAGACCATTGTTTCTCATTTATCAAAAAATTAGAAACAAAAAACGGTACTATATCAGATTCATTATATTTTCTAGCTAGCTTATGAAAATTGTATTTGTCTCTTCGTTTTTCGAAAGAGTCTACAGAAACTCTAGTTTTACCATCATACAAAAAATAGTTATAGTCTTTAGTAGTAAAGTGTAACTTTATTGCATGATAGATCTTATAAACATCATATCCGTTCATAACTTAAATCGGGAGTCGACTTTCTCTGGGCAAAAATCTAAGTTCTTGAGCTTCTTCTTGAATACGATCCTTCAAAGACTCATTAATCAGTGTTGCTACAATTTCTATTTCTATATTATTTTCCTCACAGTAAGTTGCGACAGCGTCCATGTGATCTATTCGTTTTCTATATGCCCTTTCCATAATCATCATAGAAAACTTATTTTTTTCTTCGCGAGTAGGCATCGTTTTAAATCTCATATCCATTAAATACCGTATTAAGTTGTTTGTTAACCCTGACAAAAGTTGTTCTCTTGCTCATTTCCTTTAATTCACATGCGCCAACATAAGTGCACGCTGAACGAAGCCCGCCCAATATTTCCTTCATTGTGGAATCAACAGGCCCTTTGTATTTGATTTTTACTACCGTACCCTCGCTGGCGCGATATTCAGCTACTCCGCCGTTATGTAACTCCATTGCTTTCTTAGAACTCATTCCATGAAATTCAATAAAATCAGAATTCGGCGTTTGTTTAGGATCTTCGATTGATAGGCGACGTTCGTCATGGCCAGCTAACATTCCTCCAATCATCACGAAATCTGCGCCAGCACCAAAAGCCTTAGCGATATCGCCGGGGCAAGTGCAGCCCCCATCAGCAATAATATGGCCCTTCAGCCCATGAGCAGCATCAGCACATTCTATCACAGCGGACAATTGCGGATAGCCAACTCCGGTAATTTTTCTTGTGGTACAAACTGAGCCAGGACCAATTCCAACTTTAACGATATCGACGCCAGATAGAATCAACTCTTCGGTCATTTCTGGCGTCACAACATTACCCGCCATCAAAACAATATATGGATACCTATCCCGAAATCTTTTGACGAATTCAATAAATTGTTGGGTATATCCATTTGCAACATCAACACAAACTCTCATGTGTTTGTTTCTAGATAAAAGGTAGACGTTATCAAACTTCTGCAAATCTTCGCTACTAATACCCATTGAATAAACGGAGCTGTTTAAATTCTTAGTGAAACGAGTAATCAGATCCACGTCAGAATGATGCTTTGTAAGAGCAACCATGCAACGATGATCATCCAAAGCTAAATCCATATCAAACGTTCCAACACCATCCATATTGGCTGCAATAATTGGAACTCCATACCAAGAGTTACCGCTTCTAAAGGTAAACAATCTTTCGAGTTTAACCAATGATCGCGAAGCAATTGTTGAACGTTTTGGTAAAATTAAAACATCACTATAATCAAATTTTGTATCTTCAAGAATTCGCATAAACACCTCATCGATAGAAGATATGGTTCCCAATTTCTGCCACTACCTTCTTCGTCTCAGCCCAATCGGGATAAACATAATTGGCATGAAAGTGAGTAGCTGATCCTATTATACCGTACTTCTTATCGGAAATCAATATATTTTCAGCAATCTTAATAGAATCTCGCCACGCTTTTGAATTTGTTGCAAGTTTTTTGTTTTGACATACCCAAGAAAACTGACAAGTTTTCTTGTACTTTTGATACACAACAGAGCAAACGTCAGAAGGATAATGTTTATTTCTTACTCTATTCATTGTAACTTCAGCGACAGCAATTTTACCAGCTCGCGGTTCAGCGCCCGCCTCAAAGTAAATGTTCTTAGCTAGGCATTCAACTTCTTTTCGGATTTTAACTTGCCTATCAAAATCCGATTGATAGAACCGTAGCTGATTTTCTAGGTAATGAATCTCTTGCTTTAACTCAGATTCGATCAAAGACTTATGAGCAATAGTTTTTTCATACTGCAAATACAGCTTCATTGGAGAATAGATGACCAAGAAGCAAATAGCAATCAACCCACCAAACTTAATTAGAGCAGAGTGATTCCTGTGAAAGAAGTTTTCAATAGACTTCATGTAGTTTTCCTCTGTTATTGATGAAAAAACGGGGACCGAAGTCCCCGCCGGTATCTTTGGTAACAAGGCGTTTCCTGCCCCGTATGGGTTAAGCCGCTAGGCGGACTTCTCCATAAAATGCATCATCGTTTGCATTTACTTTTTTGCGCGAATTACGTTCGTCGCCTATCGAGCGCACTTAGTTTATTACTTGCCCTGTCGAACCTATTCATCCCCGTCAAAAACACACTACTTGCAACTATCCTATCCGCTAGCAAAACTTAATAGGACCATCGTAAGGGGATGGCGAGTGTGTTTTTGGTGGAGATGTCGGGATTTGCACCCGAGTCCAGAACACCTTTATCTAAATGTTTACGCTGTTATTCTTTAGAAAAAGAAGCCTTAACCATTGAAACAACTTTTTCTTGGAGCATTTTGGCCCAAAGAGGCTGCGGAAAATGCCAGCCGATAAACATACCTGCAATTAACCATACTATTGACATTATTATACTCCTTTTAGAACTAAAAGTAAAGTATTATTTAGGCTGATTGAGAAGTTTGAGGCCGGATTAGCGGCGGCTCGTTGCTGCTGGCGGTTGCGCCAGTCACCACCAGCGTGCGCCCGTTGATAATGTCGATTTCCGGGCCGTCGCGACCTAGATACGGCAGATAAAAAACAAGATTTTGTGGCCTCACGCGCAGCGGACTGATGCCCGCACCGAGCATCGCCACCTCATTGTCGGTAAGCGCGACATTCCAGATCGCGGGGTGGGCGATCTGGCCGATCATGCCCCCGAAGTTGCCCAATTCCCGCGTCAAGCCCACCGCAGTGCGCTTGAGGTCTGCCTCTGTGACCCCTTGGGTTTGCGACATCAAGCCCTTGTTGCCGCCGTTGAGGTAAGCCCTGCGGTCGGCGGTGCCAGACCAGACGCCGCAGCCGTTCTGCCATACGTTCCCGCTGGCATTAGCAGAACTCTCTGCCCTTGGAATTGTGTTGTTTTGCCGGGTCTCCGCATATATCTTTGAATACGCTCCGCCGCTACACAGGATGCCAAGCTTAAATCCCCGAGCCTCGGTAAACGCGGCATTTTGCCCGCCAATTGAGATCAGTGTTTGATTTTCGGCGCTGCTCGTGGAGTAGTACCACGCGAACATCGACATCGAAGGTGCCGTGAGGACAGGTGTCTCGACGTTGAGGTAATTTCCGCTTGTGCCGTCGAAGGTGCGCGACATATCACACTACCCAGTATGAATCGTTGGTGTAGTCTTTGGGGATAGGATCCATAGCTTCCAGCTCATTGGACCTCAATCTAATACTCTTTATCCAGTTAATGCTATCTGTAACTTCCTGCATTTTAGATTCTTCCTCGGGAGTTCTATTTGGGGTGTCCATAAGTGTGAATTTGTCAACAGCTAAATTATACTGTTTCCATAATGGATATATTTGAAAAATTCTGCGTGCCGCCTCTGCTTTCACTAAAGACTGCAAATCGACTAATGGTTTTGATTCTAAAGAGTAAATAAATCTTACAGTTTTGTTTTCTTCTGAGATTTCGGTAGTTGGTCCTGATAAAATGTGATAAAAATCATCATATTGCTCAGGAATAACGTTATTCACTTGGTACCAAAGAAATTGTTTGTGCTCTGGTATAGCACCGACCTCAAACTCTTTGGTTTGTACGACTATACCGTTTTCTATCTTAGCATATAACATGCGAAACTCCGAAATATTTGATTTATTTAGTCGTTAATCGGTACTTTTTTCGCAAAACCCTTCTCAACTAGATGTTCTGCGATATTTATTGAGTCTTTTTTAAGAATAACGTCGGCTTCCCATCTATTAAAAGACGTTGGCGCATTTTTATACGTTGTGATAGTCACATCTTGTCCTTCAATGAGCGTTTTGACGTAATCGGAAGCAATTTTCCCCTCGGAACTAGCATTATTTCCGTAAATTTCAGGTGTATCAACGCCCCTAAGCCTCACTCTAATCTTATGGGCGATGCAAAAACCCAAATCAAGTATAACATCATAGGTGTCTCCATCGACTACTCTATGTATGCTTCCTCTGTATGTGAACGTTTTCATTTAGTATCCTTCTCGTAAATAGAATTGTTCTCTAAATTGCAACATTTTTTCGCCATAACTTAAAATCTCTAAGCCCCTGGCCTTCATAATTTGCGGAAATGGTGCGCTGTCAACCCCAATCATAATTACCAAATTATTCACAGCAAGACCAGTGTGCTCACTAAACATCTTGGCGTAAGCTGAAACTTGCATAAAGTAATTTTCAATATCAGCTTTTTTCTTTAGACGATTGGCGGTCTTGAAATCAATAACTGAAAGCTCGCC